ATGCCACCGACCACCAATGCCATACCCCGATCCGTTCCCATCTTCATGCAACGCATCACCGAGCTGTGCGGCACGGAACATGCGGACTGGGCCGAGAATTTCAACGCCTGCTTCGCCAACACGCTGACCACCACCGTGCGTCGGCACGACGACGGCACCACATTCCTTCTGACCGGTGACATCCCGGCCATGTGGCTACGTGATTCCTCCGCGCAGTTCCGCCCCTACCTCGTCATAGCCCAGGACGACCCGGATATGGCCGATCTCATCGCGGGCCTCGTCCGACAGCAGTTCCGGTTCATCAACATCGATCCGTATGCCAACGCGTTCAACGAGACGCCAAGCGGAGCCACTTGGGATCAGGACGACCGGACCGACTCGTTCGGCCCATGGCTATGGGAACGCAAATACGAAGTGGATTCGCTGTGCTACCCCATTCAGCTCGCATGGCTGCTGTACCGCAATACCGGACTGACCTCGCATTTCGACGAATCGTTCGTCTCGGGCGTACGCCGGATCCTTGATACCTTCGAGACCGAGCAGAATCATGCCGACTCTCGCTACCGGTTCTTCCGCCCGAATGACGACCCACGTGATTCCGTGCCGAACGGCGGATTCGGCGGACCATTCGCCGTCACCGGCATGACCTGGTCCGGATTCCGCCCCAGCGACGACGCCTGCACCTACCCGTACCTCGTGCCGTCCAACATGTTCGCGGCCGTGGTCATGGGTCATCTTCAACGGATCTTCACCGACGTGCTTGACGACACCGAAATCGTACGCCGCGCAGGCAAACTGCAGCACGACATCTCCGACGGCATCGCGCAGCATGCCACCATACGCAACGCGGCAGGCGAACGGATCTATGCCTACGAGACGGACGGTCTGGGCAATGCCCTGCTCATGGACGACAGCAACGTGCCCAATCTTATTTCGGCTCCGTATCTGGGTTTCTGCGATGCCGACGATCCGTTGTATCTGTCAACCCGCCGCACCTTGCTCAGTCCCGAGAATCCCTACTATTTCGAAGGCCGTTTTGCCCGCGCCATCGGTTCGCCGCATACGCCAACCGGGTATGTCTGGCCGATCGCCATGGCCATGCAGGGCCTGACCAGCAACGACAGGGCCGAAAAGGAACACCTCCTCGATCAGCTTGTCGCGGCGGACGCCGGCACGCATCTCATGCACGAAAGCTTCGACGTGAATGATCCGACGCAGTACACCAGGCCATGGTTCAGTTGGGCGAACATGATGTTCTGCGAGCTGGTCATGGACTTCTTCGGCATCCGCATCAACACATGAGCCAAGACGTCGGATATCGACGTTCAGGGCGATTGTCGGGAATCGCTCGAAGAAAACTTGCGATTCCCAGCAGACCTATGATATCTTGAAATGTCCGGCTGCAAAGTCGGAATGCTTGATAACTCAAGATTGGGGCTGATCGGTTTCGACGGTGACCTGTTCGTCGCAGGGAAGCGTGCCGAGAACGTAGGGTCCGCTCGTGGATGACCCCTACACAAGAATAAGTGCTAAATCTAACCGCACTGAGTTCGCTCTCGCTGCCTGAGCTTCGCGCTAGGATTAACCAGTGAGCAGCCGCTCCGTTCACTCCTTCTCGTCTTCGGGAGGATGCTGAGCGTCGTTAGAAGACTTGCTTCATCGGCTGAGCCACAGGGCCGGTGAGGGACTTTAACTGCGGATATGCTCGCCATCAGTTGTCTGCGATATCGATGGGGGCAGAAAAACCGCCGCACGGCCAGCAGACTACGCACGTAGAAGACTGAGGGTTCGGTTATCGGACCGGGGTTCGATTCCCCGCAGCTCCACCATTCGAAAGCCGCCGGAAATGGCGGCTTTTCCTTTATTCCCAACGGTTTTCGGACTGCGGGAATGATTATGGACATGACAGAAATCACGTCGTTTTTTAAAAAAATGTTGTCAAAATGTTGTCAGAACGTTGTTGGCGATCCGTCCCCAAGACAAAGAAATACGCCCTCCCCTTCGGTAGGAAGGAGAGGGCGTATTCCGTCAGGCCGTGGGCGTGAGTCTCGCCTTGATCGTGCTCGCGCCGATCAGGGCGCCGACCAGCACCCCCACGGCGTTGACCGTGGTGACGATCTGGTCGACGTATGGCAGGCCCCACGCGGGGCCAACCACCTGCACGAACAGGGCGAGCGCGGGCAACGCGATCAGGGCCGCCCATTTGAGGATGTCGTACAGTCTGTCGGGAATGAGCCATGCGGGCGGTTGCACGTCAACGTCGGTGTTGTTGTCGGTCATGTGTTTCACCTCCTATCGCAAGTATTGGCCCGGATAGATGGTGTATGGGTAGCGCAGTCCGTTGCGTTGGGCGGCGGCCCGCCAGCCGGTTCCGTAGATCGACCACAGGCTTTCGCCCGAACGGACCACGTGCGTGCCACCGGCCGGGACGGTGGTGGATCCGCCGTGGCAGATCCTCTGGCCGGGCCAGATGCGGTTGATGTTGCCGGATGGTACGCTCCATGCGCTGGCCGGGGTGCGGCCGGTGCGTGCGGCGATCGCCGAGACGGTGTCACCGGAGGAGACCACGACGCAGTATGCTCCCCCGTTGTTGCCGGCCACGCTGCCGGAGGATCCCGACAGCCGGCGGTTGACGACGGCCATGACCTCCGCATACCGGCTGCCGAGCAGCCGGCGGCGTTGCGGATCATTGCCGTAGTCGCCTCGGATGACGAGGGTGGCGAGGGTCTGCGTGTCGGCGACCGGCATGCCGTTGGTCTTGTTGTTCTTCGGCGTGGTGGTCGTGTTGGACGGCACGCTGTCGGCGGCCGTGCCCGCGTACTTCTGCCAGGTGAGCGCGTCGCCGTAGAACCAGTTGACGTCCACGGCGCCGCTGACGCCGCCGACCGAGCCCGAACTGGAGTACTGCCATGCGGCCGCGAACGGCCACGGGCCGACATCGTACGGGACGGCGCCCGGATTACGCAGGCGTTCGCCCGCGTATCCGCGCGGATAGCCCGCGACCCACAGGCCGGCATCGGTGGCGGCCACCTGGCTCCAGTCGGCGCTGGATATGGTGGACGCGCTCATGTAGATCATCGGCGTGACGCCCCACGTGGCCTTCACGCGGTTGACCCATCGGAGCGCCCACCATGTCTGGCGCGCCCAGTATCCACCCGGGGCGGATGGCTCCCAGTCGAGCACCGGGATGGCACGTCCGATCATGCCGCGCGTCCTGGCCTCCGAAACGAACCTGTCGGCCTCGGCTTCGGGCGTGCTGGTCTGCGGGCTGGCGAAATCGTAGGCTCCCTCGCGGATGCCGTTGGCCCGCATCGTGCTGATCTGGCAGGTCGCGTACGGGTTGACGTATCCGGTGCCTTCGTTGAGTTTGACGAACGCGAAGTTGACGCCGGCGGCCTTCGCCCGCGCCCCGTCCCAACAGCCTTGGTAGCTGGCCGTGTCGATGCCGGTGTCGGCCGTGGCGCATGGGGCGAGCAGGGCCGACAGGGCGAACGCCAATGCGACGATCGTCCTCGGCCAGTCGCGGATGGCTGGCCGCTTGTGTTTCGGTTTGCCCTTGTTGTTGATCATCCTGTCTCCTTTCTGATGGTGTTGTCCGTTTCCCGTGGCCTCCGGCCCTGGGGAATCTGGTCGCATGCGTGGGCGGCGATGATCTCCGCATGCAGGTGGGTGCCGACGCCGTTGCCGCCCAACGCGTGATAGCAGGAATACAGGTCGTCGGCCTCGTTCTTCACGTCGATGGGCACCGGCAGGCCCGCCTGCACGGTGTCCCTGTGGATGCGGATGAGCTCGGTCTTGAGCAGGCATCGCATGCCCCTGACCATGGCCTTGCCCGACTTGAAGGCCAGCACGGACGCGGTCACCCCGCCGCCGCACAGGAACGGGACGAGCCAGCCGATCAGTTCACGCAATATGACGGGCATGCTCCTGCGCCTGCCTTTCCAAAAAGAAGGGAGGATCCATGAGGGTCAGGCGGCCGCGTCCATGACGTGCACGCCGATGGCGACGCGGTAGGTGAGAGTGTCGGACGAATCGTTCCAAGCGACGAGCTGGAAGGATCTGGCGGTGTGCAGGTTGGTGATCAGCTGGATATTGTTGAAGTTCGGCACCTTGCCGCCGACGTTGTTCATCAACTGCAGTCCGACCATGTAGGAGTCCCACACGGCGGCCGGGATCGGCAGCGTGATGTCGCTCGTCGTGTTCGTGTGCGGTTTGCACGTCATGGACACGGTCCTGTACGCGTCATAGCCCTGGCTCCGGCGGATGACCTGCCACCCGTCCATCCGGGTCACGGAGTCGAATACGGCCGTGACCGGAGTGGCCAGGCGTGCCGGCGTGCCCACCGTGATGCCGTCCAACGGGATGCGCCACAACGCCTGGTACGCGTCGGCCGCGCCGTTGAGGATCGTGTTGTCCGGTATGGCCGGATCCACGGGCGTGCCCAGGGTCGCCGTGCCCTTGAACACGATGAGGCCGATCGTCTCCACGCCGGTCGTGGTGTCGCGATGGTAGTGCGCGGCGATGATGTCATGGCGTTTCAGCCCGCTGGACCCGTTGGTGATGGTCACCGTCTCGGCGCTGGTGATGTGCCAGTCCAGGCCCTGGATGGAGGCGCAGCCGGTGCCGATGGTCGCCTTGTTCGCGTCCTGCATGGTGCATTTGAGGCTGTCGCCCCAGTCGAACACCATCGACCCCTTGCCGAACTTCGCCTGATGGACGATCGCCTTGTCCTCGCTGGAGATGTGCGCGGTGCCGGCCTTGCCGTCGACCAGTTCGATCGTCATGACTCCTGCCCCTTACCGCTCCTGAGCCACTTGTCGAACAATGCGTCCCCGTTCGTGGCATACCGTTGGAAGCTCTTGTAGCAGTCGTCGCACAGGGTGAGCGTGCTGGGCGCATGTCCGCCGGCCGCGGCCATCGAATTCAGATGGCTGATGTCATGCCATGACTGCGAGTCCGTGCTGCCGTCCGACACGAACGTGCTGGACTGGCATCGGTCGCAGGAGAGTTTGGAATATCCTTTTTGTCTGCCCATTGCATGGTCCTTTCCCACAAAAACGTTCCGGTCCGGCGGAGGGCCTTTCCGCCGGACCGTTTCCTTTCGATAACGTCGGCCCGCACCGCCCATCAGGCGGCACCCCAACGGACTCCTATTCCAGCTCGTGGTCGACGGAAAGCACGCCCTCCGAGATCTTCACGACGCGTTTGATCACGGTGCTCGTGACCTGCAGGCCGGTGTTCCGGTCGGATGCGGTGACCTGGTCGCCCAGCATGAGCGTGTCGGCCGGACCGTCGCCGACGGTGATGTCGACGCTGCCGCCGGTCTGGTATTCCTCGAGCCTCTTCCTCGTGTTCTTGGCGAGCTCGTCCGCGTCGGCGTTGCTGGCATCGTAGATCTCGACGACCTCGTCCACGCCCGTCAACGACTGGGTCTGCGACACGTTGCCGTTCCTGTCCGCATACCATTCCGACACGAGCCGGTCCTTCAATTCGCCTTGGCCGAGACCGATCAGATGGTTCGTGACCCGATGGCTGGTCTGCGCCTTGAAATCCACCAGATCGGAGTCGACGGTGTTCGTGACGCGCGTGATCGGCTGCGCGGAGAGGATGATCATGTCGTCCATGGCCTTGAAGTCCAATCGCAGACCATGGGATTTGAGCATGCCGGTGATGCCCGTGTACGCATCCACGTAACGGGGATTCTCGAACCGGTGGTTCGACAGGCTTGGATCCTGCGGGCCGGCCCGTACGGTGAACACCGTGTCCAATCCGACACGTTTGATCAGGTTCGCGAGGATGGAGGATATGGTGCCGGACACGACCAGATAGTCCTGTCCCCTGTCCGGTTTGAGGATTTTGCCGGCCAGCAGGCCATGCCAGCTCACGCCCAGCCAGGTGATCACGCTGGACGCGCCCGTCACGGTACTGCGCCGGTCGGTGATCCTGCCGCCCACGTCCGTGCCGTCCAGCCAGAAATACCAGCCGTCCGCCGGGGTGGGTGCCGTCGGCTCGAGCGTCAGTTCGAAATCGTTCTCGCTTGACCCGGCGGCCCAATCCAATCCGGCCGAGACGCTCACGCCCGCCGGTTTCAGGTTCCCGTCGGCTAGGATGACGTCGACCATGGTGGAGCCCCCTGTGCTTCGTAGACGTCGAACTCGAGCGTGTAGTCGCCCGGCCAGGTCAGCACGCTATCGCCCGACGGAATCGGTTCGAAGACATAGGTTCCGCATCCTTTGCCGGACCCGCGCATGCCGCTCGAGAACACGTCGACCCTGTCGCCGTTGGGGGCCGTCAGGACGATGCTTTTGCGATCGTTCAACGCGGTCAATGTCAGATAGCCGCCATCGGGGACGATCACGTCGTTCAGCTGGTAGAGGTTCGCGCCCACGGTGAACTGCGGGTTCGTGGCCTGTCCGAACACGCGGCATACGAATTCGCTGTCGGTCGGGCTTGGATTGTGCACGTGCATGACCAGTCGCGGGCTGGACAGGTCCACGGGTAGGTCGTACGGCTGGTCGAGGGTTTCGTCCGTGACGGCCGCGAGCGGGCTGAACCGTTGCGTCGTGGCCATGCGCCGCCATTGCCCGTCATGCAGGACGATGGTCAGTTCCGCCTCGACCATCGTCGGCGATATGGATTTGATGCTAGTCTTCGGGATCCATGCCTGCGCCTCCCATTCGCCGTCGCACACGAGCCTGCCCGGCGTGCCGGCGTGCATGTCGGCGTCGAACATGGTGTGCATGAGGTCGAGGCTCGTCTCGCTCCGGTTGACCTTCACGTTCATGGTGAGTTCGCGCGCCTTGCGGATGATGTCCGACAGGCCGCGCCCGCCGACGCTGTAGGACCATTCGCGGCCGCGCAGGCCGGTCATGGTCTCCCCATAGACCGGCCCTTCGAAGCCGATGCGTCCGCCGGTGGCGGCGCACACGTATTCAAGAGATCGCATTCCTCACCTTCCTCGCGAAGTCCCTGTCGCTGATCGACGGCGCATACCGGCTGATGGTCGGGCCGAGATCGGCGTGCAGCGATTCGACGGCCGCGATGAGCATGGCCATGCCATCGCCGCCGCCGGCCGCCGTGACGCCGGTGGCGACGGTCATGCGGCCGTTCTTCGACCAGTCGGCGTCGTCCAACGTCATGCCCGCGATGAGCGAGTCCATGGATCTGGACACGATTGCGTTCGAATCGTCGATGCCCAGGGCGAGGCCACGGCCGATCATCACGCCGACCTCGTCACGCATGAGGCGTGACGGCGATTTGATGCCGAGCTTGCTTTTGACCGATGCGATGGCGTCGTTGACGCCGGACATGAGGGTGCTGCCGATCTGGCCGATGCTGTTCCTGATGCCGTTGATGATGCCGTTGACGATGTTCGCGCCGATGCTGACCATCCTTCCGGGTAGTGAGGCGAGCCCTTGGACGATGTTCGACGCGAACTGTCGGGCGGCCTGCATGGCCTTCGAACCCATCTGCGAGGCGAAGTCGCCGGCTTTGGCGATCGTGTTCGACAGCCATGAGCCGACCCGTCCGGGCAGTTGGGCGAGGAACGTGCCTATGTTCGTGAGGAACCGGCTTCCCGTCTGGGATGCCTGCGCCGCCATGCCGGACGCCCACGCCGAGACGGATGAGATGGCCGACGCCAGCCAGCCGGCGATCCGTCCGGGCAGTTGGATGAGGAATGTGCCTATGTTCGTAAGGAACTGGCTTCCCATCTGTACCGCCTGTGTGGCGAACGCCGCCGCGTAGAGCGTGATGCTGGTGATGGTGTAGCCGAGCCAGTAGGCGATCGTGGCGGGCAGGTTCATGATCGCGTTGGACAGGTTCGTGAGGAACTGTTGGCCCGCCTGCATTGCCGACTGGCCCAGGCCCGCCGCCCATGACGCGACCGCCGCCACGGCTCCCGCCAGCCATGAGGCGATGTTGGCGGGCAGTTGTTGGAACCACTGGCCGGCCGACTGGATCGCGGACGGCACCGTGGACGTGAGGAACGTGACGATGCCCTGGCCGACCGAGGTGACCATGCCGACGGCGGACTGCCATGCCGACGTGAGGAACGCCGTGAACGACGCCCACAGTTGCTGTCCGATCTTGGTTTTCGTGAAGAACAGGGCGAGTGCCGCGGCGATGGCCGCGATGAGCGTGACGATGATGCCGATCGGGTTCGCCTGCAGGGCGAGGTTGAATGCGAGCTGTACGGCAGTGGCCGCCTTGGTCACGGCGCTCCATGCGGCCTGTGCGGTCTTGACGATGCTGAACGAGCCGGCGAGTTTCGACAATGCGCCCGCCATGCCGCCCGCGTCGGATATTCCGCTAATCAGGCCGGACACGGCGGTCGCGGTCCTGGTGATGCCGCCGGCCATCGTCGTGACGGCCTTCAGGCCGCCGGTCACGGCCTGGACGCCGGAGACTATCGCCTGCCAGCCTTTCATGGCGAGGAACGCGACGGCGATGGTCTTCAACGCGGTGGCGATGAGGGCGCCGTTGGATTGGGCCCATTGGCCGAGTCTGCGGATCCATTCGCCGACCGGCCTGATGACGCCGGCCAGCGTGTCGAGCACGGTGGAGAACCGTTGCGCCATGTCGGACGCGGTGGATGCGCTGTTGTCGAATCCGAGCATGTGCTGCACGGTCTGTGTGAGCGCCGACGCGAGACCGGCCAGGCTGGTGGCGATGTTGAGGAGGCTTTCGAGGAACGGTTGCAGCGAACCGGATGCGGCGAGCCGGTTGACGAACTCCTTCACCCATCCGACCGTGTTTGACAATGCCTGGGTCATGGAGGCGAGCGTTCCCCCGAGCGCCGACACCAGTGTGGAGCATGCCGCCGACGCCCTGCCGCCGGCGTTCAATCCGGAGGCGAGCGATATGAGCGCGCCGGCGAGCCCGGCCAGTTGCGCTTTCAGGCTGACGGCCGCCGAGGCGAGCATCTGCAGGCCCGGAATGCTTCCGATCGTGTCGCCCAACGATTTCAGTTTCGCCTGTATGGTCGGGATGGCGTTCTCCAGGCCTGACTGGAGTGACGCGCCGACCTTCTCCAATGTCGGTTTCACCGTGGATGTGAACGAGTCGATGAGCGGTATCGCCTGGTTGAACAGGCCGCGCAACCCATTGAGGAGCGGCGTGGCCGCGCTCTCGCCGAGTCTGCTCAACGCGGCCTTCACGTTCGCCAACGCGCCGGTGAACGTGTCGCCGGCGGACTGCGCGGCCCCGCCCAGGCCCTCCTTCATCGCGTCGGCGAACGTCTGGAAGTCGATCTTGCCGTCCGAGACCATGTCGGAGATCTCCGAGCTGGTCTTGCCCAGATGCTTGCCGAGCATCTGCAGGACCGGGATGCCCGAGCTCATGAGCTGGAGCATGTCGTCGCCCTGCAGCTTGCCGCGGGCCGCGACCGACCCGAAGATCGTGCCGATGTCCGTCAGGCTACGGCCGCTGATCTGCGCCGTGTCGGCGACGGTCTTGAGCACTTCGGTCAGCTGGGTGCCTTCCGCCACGCCGGACGCGCTCAACGACGCGGCCACGGTCGCCGCGTCGCCGAGGCCGAACGCGGTGCCCTTCACGGATGCGAGCGCGTCGTTCATGATTTCGGTAACGCTTTGCGAATCGTGGCCGAGGCCGGTGAGTTTGGCTTTGGCGTTTTCGATGTTGAGGGCGCGTTCGAAGCCGCCTTTGGCGGCGAGCACGGTGATGCCGGTCGCCAGGCCGGCGATGGTGGCGGTTCCGGCTTTGCCTATTTTGCCGAATGCGCCGCCGAGTTTCGACATGAGGTTCGATGAGCTTTTCTTGGAGGCTTTGCCGACTGCGTCGTTGATGCTGCCTTCGATGCTTTTGCCGAAGCCCTGTCCGGAGGGTTCGACGTGCACGTAGGCCACGCCGATGTCCTGCGCCATCGCAAATCACCTCCTATAGGTCGTCTTCGATGTGGAAATATTGTTTGAGCCGTTCCCTGTCCTCGCGTTGCCTTGCGGTGAGGTTGTGTACGTGCGCCGGCTGTCGGAGCGGGTCATGCGTCGTGTCGAACCATGGGCGTTTCTCGTGTTGGCCGGCGAGTAGCCATATGGCCTGTTCGGCTCCGTCGGGCGCGTAGACGGCGCCGGTGAGTGCCATGTATGAGTGGCTTGTATGGTCCTTGAGGATCTCCTTGGTGAGCTGCCATGCGAGGCCCCAGTCGATGACGGGACGCTGGCCTTGCAGCCATGCGGCGAGGGTGACGGGTTTGTAGACTTGCCCGTAGGCTTTGATCCAGTCGTAGGCTAGCGCTGTCCGGTGGTGTTGCCAGAGGGCGTTGAGGAGAATGCTTTTGGGTCCAGTCCGGATTCCTCGGCCCATGCCTTGACGGTGGCGACCAGGTATTCGATCGGACGTTCGGTCTTGCGCAGCGCGTTCCAGAAGTTCGGTTTCATGGTTTGGAAGTAGGCGAGGAACGTGGCGAACACGGCGGCGTTCTCCTCGTCGGTGAGCACCTGCCTGCTTTTGACCAGGAGGATGGCCTGGACGAGTTCGATGGGCAGTTCCGCGTTGGTGAGGTTCGGCAGGTCGAGTCTGGTTCCCGCGACCTCCAGGTGCACGTCGGGTTTGAGTTCTTCGGCGTCGGTCAGGTCGATGTTGACGACGTGGTAGGTGTTGTCCGTCATGGCGGTCTCTCCTTCGGATGATTGGGAAAGTGGCGGCGGCCCGTGGTCATGGGTATGTGCGGGGTCCTTGGCGTGGCGGGGCCGCCGGCCGGCCGCGCCAAGAAAAAGGGGGTGATGGCCGTCAGGAGGTTTCGGTGATCAGGCCCCACGCGTGGAACTGGCTGCCGTCCGTTCCCTTGAGCATCTTGAACGTCATGTCGAAGCTCATGATCTCGGAGGATTTCAGGCTCACGTCGCCACGGTCGGAGACCTTCGCGTTCGTGCCGTACAGGAGGAACGGACGGTCCTGCTGGTCGAGGGCGACGAGCACGAGGATCCATTCCTTCTTCAACCCGGCGCCCGCGACGGTGATGCCGCCGTCGGCGGCGACATCCACGTCGAAATACGCGCCGACGACGTCCTTGCGGCCCTCCATGCCGGCGAGCTGGAGCGTCCAATAGCCCGGATCGGTGTCGGACAGGACGATGTCGCCGTTATGCGCCTTGTAGTCGGTGCTGTCGCCCGGCTCCGGATGCAGTACGGCGCCGTCCTCGGTGGAATAGCCGATCGGCTTCTTGCCCGCCGGCGGGGTCCACTTCACTCCCGTCGGCGCCTGGAACGTGCTGTCGCCCTTGGGGAAGAGGAACAGCGCGTAGTTCTTGATGAGTCGGGTGTTGTTCGCGTCATTGCCGCTGGAAACGTACCCGTAGTCGATGGTTTCCGGTTCTGGCATGGCGTTTCTCCTTTCGATCGTTTCGGAAAAAATTGTCGGGGTTTCAGACGATGGAGACCTCCAGCAGGAGCACGCCGTACGCGTACGCCTGCAGGCCGTCCTCATCGACCATGCGTACCGGCCCGGATTCCAACGACGCGTTGTTCAACGGCCGTGTGGTCCCAAGCCTGATGATCTCCGCGCACACCTGCGCCCAGATGTCCGCGGCCTTCTGCCATCCGCCGGAACCCCGGCACCGGACGCTCACGCGCAGGCGCGCATACTGCGAGATGGGCGTGCACATGCCCTGCATGCTGTCCGCCAGGGTGACCTCGACCGGCGGATCGTCGTGGCGGCGCACCGTGCCGAACGTGTAGTCGGGGAATCTCTCGCGCAAGGCAGGCAGCAGGAGCGAGTCGGCGCGCACCGGAGTGACGGGGATGCTCATACGCGCATCCTTCCGAGCGCGTCCTCCAACGTGCCGTGGGCCGCCTCCACCGCCGACGGGCAGAGGATGGCCACGCCGCTGCGGTTCGCACCGTCATGGTCGCGCACCATGCACCGGCTGTCGGTGACGGCCGTTTCGGCCGCGTCCCTCATGCGCGAGCGCAGCGTCTCGTTTTTGAGGACCTGTTGGCTGAACGCCTTGCGGTTGATCACGAATCTGCATCGTCCGCCCATCAGCCTGTCCTTTCCGTGGCTTGGATGACGTCGCCGACATATCGGCCGTGCAGGTCATGCCAGACCTGTGGCCGGCCGTTGACGTGAAGGAGCTGGCCTCGCACCTTGACCAGGTCGGTCGGCTGGATGCCCGTCGGCTGGCTTCCTCGGATGTAGAGCGTGCAGGCGAGAGTGTCGGGCCGGCCGCCCTCGTCGGCCTGGTCGTCGTGTTCGGTCGGCGCGACCATGGCCTGCAGGGTTTTGATGGGGGCGGGGTCACCTTGGATGGGGTTGCCGTCCACGTCGGTCATGGCCGTGCCACGCCACACTTCGATGGTTTCCGCGCTCATGTGTCGTCTCCTATCATCCTCACAGTGAACATGCGGCTTGTGGAGAGGGCGTTGAGGTCGTCGAGTTCCGAACCGGTGAGGTACAGGTCGCCGTTGGGGTTCGCGTACGTCCACGAGTCGGTGAACGGGCCGGTGGTGCGCGTGCCCTGGCTCCATCCTTCGGGATTGGACTCGTCGGCGAGCATGGCGCGTTTGACCATGGCGCAGCAGATGTCCTTGCAGACGCCCGGCTCGGCAGTCTCGGCCGACCGCCATGAGGGGCATTGCAGGCGGATCTTGCGGCTTGCGGCGGCCAGGAGCCGTTCGGCCCTGGCCTGTTCCGTTTGGTCGAGCTGACGCCACGCCTGCTCGAGGTCGGCGACCTTGGCGAAGGGTTCGGCCGTCATGGCATTACCCCTCCACGGGATGGACCCGCTGGACGCCGGTGTCGATGTCACGGGTGACGCTCACCCGCACCCCATCGGGGCGGGCCGTCTCGAACGTCTCCCACCGGTGGCCCGCCGGCGGGAACTCCTCCGGGATGTCCTCCCCCGCCGGTTCGGGTGTTTCCGGCGGCGTGGCCCCTACGGCCGCGGCGTCGTCGTCGATCTCGATGGCGGGCTCCTGCGGCGTGATGTCGATCGGATGCTTGCCGTTAGCCATTGAGGACTCCCTTCAGTCGGGCGGCGGCCTTGCCGGAGAACACGCCCAGGCCGCAGTAGAATTCGATGCGGGTGCGGTAGGCGGGCTTCTCCTGCAGCTGGCCGAGGTCCTCGACCATCACGCCGCCGTTGGTCAGGCCGGTCACGCCCTGGTCGCCTTCGCTCTGGCCGAACTTGACGGCGTAGATGCTGGCCGTGTTGGTGGCGGTGCCCTGGGTTTCGGTGGTGTCGAGGATCTCCTTGCCGGCCGGGGTCTGGCCGGCCTCGAGGATCGGGATGCCGTTCCACTGCATGACCCTCTTGCCGGCGATGTCCTGCTGCAGGGTCGTGTCGTAGGAGATGTGGCGCATCGCGCTGCCGATCTTGCGGATGATGGCCGCGGACGCGTAGATCGCGCCGTTGGCGGAGTTGATGCCGGGCACCGCGGCGAGCAGTTCGTCGAGCTTGTCGAGGAACTGGTGGATGTCCGCGTTGGAGGAGCCCAGGATCGGCATGCCGTTGGTCGCGGCGTCGATGACCTGCTTGCCGGTCAGACGCTTCCTGAGGCCGTCGAAGCTCTTGGTGTCGACGCTGGAGTCGCCGGTGAAGAAGGTCTCCTGGAACTTGTAGCTGATTGCCTTGACCTTGAGCGCGGTCTGTTCGGCGCGCTGGTCGTTGACGTTGCTGCGGGTCTGCTGGATGAACCGGTCCACGTCGGCGTCGCCGCCGAGGATGACGAGCTTCTCGCTCTTCTGGTTCACGGTGCCTGTGGATTCGGTGTAGGCCTCGTTGACGCTTCGGAAGGCGACGCCCGGCAGGGTGGCCTCCTCGTCGTAGGCGTACGCGTTGCCGGCGACCTCCATGAACGGGATGCGGTCGAGGATCGGGCTGGTCTGCACGAACGTCTCGAGCACGCCCTTGGCGAGGGTGTCCTGGGAGAGTTTGGCGGACTCGGCGAGGGTGAGTGCCATGATGGTTTCCTTTCTGGTTTACTGTGCCGCCGCGTAGGCCTGCGAGATGAGCTGCAGCGGCGAAAGCGTTCCCGTCCGTCCCGCATGCCCGGCGGGCGGCGGGGTCGGCAGACCGTGGTTCGGCGCGATGGTGTCGGCGAGCGCCTTCGCGTTGGCTTTCAGCTCGTCTCCGTCGCCTTGCAGTCGGGCGATGAGGTCGGTGTCGAGGCCGGTGTCCTTGGCGATTTCGGCGATGAGGACCGTGCGGGCTTCCTTGGCTTTGAGGGCTTCGGTCCGCCGTTCCAGTTCCTCGATCTTCGTCCTGGCTTCCTCGAGGGCCTTGTTGGCTTCCTCGAGTTTGCTTTGGTTGTCGCTTTCGCCTTGGTCGTATTTGTCGGCTTTGGCTTTAAGGTCGGCGTAGTCGGCGTATTTGGCTTCGATTTTCTGGCGTTCCTGTTCGACCCGTGCGGCGAGGGCGTGGCTGAACTCCTTGGACTGGTCGTCTTTGGCGTTCTTGGCGTCGTCGCCTTCGCCGCCGGTGGTTTGGCCTGCGGACGGTTCGCTTCCGCCTCCTTGCGGGTCTCCGCCTTCGATAAGACGCAGACGCTGCATGATGAGGTGGCGTTTGCGGTGGATGAGGTGCATTGGTGCTCCTTGATGGGTTTGCGCACGGTTAGCGACGCGGCGTGCGGGGTCCGCGGTGAGTGGCTGGCGCAGGATTCGGACCTGCGTGGCGTGCATGGCGCGGCCGATTTACAGTCGGCTCCGTTCGACCTCTTCGGTAGCCAGCCGGTGTGGTAGGATGGAATTACATGAGCGCCCCCCGTTGCCGTCTTTTCGATAGCTTCCGAGGCGCTCATTTGATTCTGATGAGGTTTTCGGAATGATCGAGGATGTATACGCTTCCTCTTTTGAATCGGTTGATTGTTTTGATGATTTCGATGAGTTGTTCGTCGGACATGCATGCGTTTTCGGTGTTGTCGATGATGAGTCGCGTGCAGTCCTGTTTTTTTGATGCGCTGGCCAGGTAGTGTTCGATGGTCGTTCTTTTCCCGGCTTTGTCGGGTGTTTTGATTTCGATCCCTCCGGCCCAGTCCGCGAGTCCTTTCCGTTCCTTGATTCCGGTTTGCGGGTTTTTGACGGCGATGTAGTCGACTCGGAACGCCGGCGTCACTCCATGTTTTCTAAGTCGGTTTGCCGTGCGGATCTCCTGCGGCCGCGCGGTTTCGGTCTCGCGTTTGAGTTCATCGTCGGGGAATGTGATCGGTGGCGGTGTGCCGGTGTTGAGCCATGTGCGGTCGCGCCATCGCATCTCGGCGAGTTCGAGGTCCCGCTTCCATCTCCTGTATTCGGGCGCCTTGGCCTTCGCCTCGTCGGACAGGGTCGCAAGGTATTGCCGGTAGCGTTCCTCGGTGGTGAGCGTGGATATGGTGTCGGCGCATGCCCTGTACTGCCTGTAGAGCGCTTCCGGATCGTAGCCGGCGATGTGGCGTTCGCCCCAGGATGGGATGACGTTGCAGTCGCATCGGCCGTTATGGAAGCCGCCGCCGAGGCTGGCGGTCTCGCGGGTCAGGTAGACGAAGCCGCGGGATGCGAGCATGACGCAGAACTCGCACGTCTCCCCCACCGGCACGCGGGCCCATCGCGGTTTCGACGGGTCGGCTCCGATCTGGTCGAGCATGCCGATGCGGCTGCCTGTGGAGACGACGTGCCGCAGGTATGCCTTCCATTGGTCGAGGTCGGCGTGTTTGGGCCAGAGGTCGTCGATGCGCAGGCCGGCCTTGTTGCGGACTTGGCCGTTGGCGTCGGGGATGACGTCTTCGTATCGCAGGCCTGGGTAGTCGGTGTTGTTGGAGCCGCCGGCGAGCTTCCAGACCGTCCGGTTGGCGTCCGGAAGCGGCTGGCGGTCGAAGTCCGGCAGGCTTTCGCCGAGATACGTCGACCATTCGCTTCGGATCTGCTCGAAGTAGTCGGCGGCGGCCTGCCCGGCCTTGTCGTTGTAGCTTTCGACCTCCTTGCAGGCGGCTTCCCACCGGCTTTCGTCGTCCGGCCACGTATAGGTGTCGTCCCAGATGGAGTCGAGGCTCCATCCGGATTCGAGCTTGAGGCGTTCGAGCCGTTGCAGGTAGGCGTCATGCAGTCGGTCGAGCCGCCTGTCCAGTGCCTCCTGTGTCTTCGGCAGCCGGCTGGCTGTTCGCATTGTCGACTCCTTGCTGCTGGGTTATGGTCTGGTCGATGCGGTCAAGCGCCTGCTGGGCGCGTTTGGCGCGTTGCTCGCGCCGCAATGTCTGGCGTTGCCGGTCGGATAGGTCGAGCATGTCGTAGGTGACGTCGCTGTCGGCGGGCAGGATGTTCGCTCCCACGAGTTTGACGGCCGCGTCCGCGGCTGCGGCGCGGCTGGGCGTGGCCGGGTTGCGCCATTGGCTGGACACCGCCGCGGCCTGGCCGTCGCCGGCGATGCGGGCGGCTGTGGCGATGATGCGTTCCCATGCCGGACCGAATCGGCGCTGGCAGCTTTCGGCGTTCAGGCACAGTTCCTTGACAGCCTTGTCGATCGCCTCCGCGCTGCTGGGATTGTCGGTGAGCACGCCCATCGAGTCGGGTGGCAGGCTGGTCGCGGCCGCGAACATCAGGGCGGTCTGGCGCAGTTGCGCGGAGTGCGGTTCGAAGCTCGCCTGGGTGAACGTGCCGACCTGCGGCAGGTTGCCCTGCTTGTCGCGTGGCAGGGCGAGGACCTGATCGAGCATGATCTGCCATCGTGGTCTGAGGGTGCCGTCGTCGCGGCGGAACATGTTTTCGGTGACGCCCAAAAAGTATCTGGGCGGGACGCTGTAGAGTTCGGCCTGCACCTCCGAACGCAGGAAGGTGCGCACGGCGCTGTCGGTCAGGCTCATGACGGTGCGGCTGATACGGCTTCGGCCGAAGGGCCGTTTGCTGTCGGGCCGGTAGGCGAGCAGTTCGACGGGCAGGCGGCCCTGCCAGTCGGTGCGCGCGTAGACGCGCCACCGCCAGCCGTCGCGGCTGATGCCGACGAGCCGGCCGGGCAGCATGAGGTAGCATGCGCGGATCTGCCGCCCGTAGGTCTCGTCCTCGTCCACGTCGAACAGGAGCGCTTCGGTCAGCCCGTGGATGCGGCTGTCCCATGTGCCGGTGGCCACGTCGGCGGGGAATTCCTGGATGATCGCGGCCGGCTCTCCCCTGTCGGGCATGCCTTGGAGGGCTGCGATGAAGCTGCAGGAGTGCACGAGCGCGTCGGTGTGCGCGTTCTCGGCGGTCTGGGCGAGGTCGTTGGCGTCGAGCAGGTCGCTGACCTGTTTGCCCAGGTCGCTGCCGTCCTGCGTGGTCACGCCGTCGAGTACGACGCGGTTGGCGAGCCCTTCGACGGCTTTTTCGGGCCAGCCGACGACGATTTCGACGTCCTTGGCGATGGGCGGCAGGCTGTAGCCGAGGTCCCTGAGCTGGTTGCGTCCGTTGTAGTAGACGGTGCGGATGCGGTTGCGGGTGCGGTGGCGGACGAGTCTGGCGGCCAGACGGCGCAGGGCCGCTGTCTCGTCGTCGCTCAGGCCGTCGGCGCCGTTGGGGAATGGTTCGAGCAGGCTCATGGTAGTTCGATCATCCTTTGTTCTGGTTCGTCGCCGGGCCGGCGCGTGCTGGTGACGGCGCCGTGCAGGGCGAGCGTGGTGGCCACCAGCGGGCTGATGTCCACGTCGGATCCGAGTTTGTTCCAGCCGAACGCGCCGCCGGTGCCGATCCGGCGGATGTTCGCGCCGGCGGCGGCCTGGTCGAGCGGCTGCCTGCCGGCCTTGTGCGTGAGCTCGTGGTATTGGAGCATGTCGAGCATGCGGCCGCACGCCTTGCCCATGTCGGACGCGCCGGTGACGGTCACGTCGATGCCGGCCGCCTTGAGTGGCGGGATGAGCACGGTGGCGGGCGATTGGGCGTCTATGACGACGGCGGCGAGGCGTGGCCACCGTTCGGCGAGGTAGGCGATGGGCCATCCGGTGCCATGTCTGCGCACGCCCTTGAGGGCGGCGATGTCGATGTGCGCGGTGCCATCCGCGTACGCCTGGCAGGCGCCGATGGTGATCCAGCCGCGATGCGGGGGCATGTCGACGGCCATGGCAGTCCAGCCGCCGGGTTTGCGTTCGACGGTGGCGGCCTGCGCCCACAGTTCGGGGTCGATGGCCGCGTGTTCGCTGTCCTGGTCCCAGATGCCGAGGGCCTCGCGGCGGAAGCTGTCCTCGCCGAGGTTCTTGAGCATGCGCAGCATCGCGGTGGGTTTGGTGCGGTGCGGATAGCTGGGGTTGGCTTGCGCCCAGGCGTCGGGGTCGGCGGTGTCGCAGTCCCGGTCGGCGCCGAATTCGATCCAGACGCTGTCGGGGTCGTGGTTGAGGCCTGCCGTGCGGCGTTCGGCGAACACTTCGCCGGGGTCGACCGGTCTGGGCGGGGTGCCCATGTGGATGATGAGCGGGTTTTTCGCGGCGTTCGCGGTCGGGATCATGTCCTCGAGGGCTTTTTCGGTCAGGATCTGCGCCTCGTCGAAGATGATGACGTCCACGGCCGCGAAGCCTCGGCCGAAGCCCTGCTCGCGGGCGCCGAACAGGATGCGCGAGCCGTTGGCGAACGCGATCTCCTCCTGCCCGTTGGTCTGGCGGATGGCCTTGCAGTGTCTGGCGAGGCCGGGCCGTTTGACGAGGGCCTGCATCGATTTGAACGTTTCGGCCGACGTGCGGGTGCGGTGCGCGGTCCAGATGACCTTGAGCCCGGGATGCGTCAGGCATTCGATGACGATGATGGTGCCGACGGTGAAGGTCTTGCCGGTCTGCCGGCAGATCGACATGCCGATGCCGCCGACGCTTGAGGCGTAGCCGCCGTCGGCTCGTTTGGCGAGCATGAGCGTGCCGATGCCTTCCTGCCATCGGTCGAAGTGGATGTCGAGGCGTTCGGCGACGCGGCGGACACGGCCGAATCCGCTGGACGTGATGCCTTCGGGGATGTTCAGGACGCGGGCGGCCTCAGAGAGCCTCGGCGTCGAAGGGTTCGTCTTCGATGCCATCCGTCATCTCCTCGGGATCGTCAAGTATCGGGTCGGGGTCCTTGTCGCCGTCGAGTTCGAGCAGTTCCTTGCCGACGGCGAGCAGCTGCTTGCTCAGGCCGGCCACGGCGGTGGCCGGGCAGTGCGCGTCCTCGAGGTTGCGCATGAGGGCCGTGCGCGACACTTCGAGCAGGTCGCGGTAGGTGGCCGGTCCGGGTGACGGTGACGGTGACGGTCCGGGTGACGGTGCGTCGGCGTCGCGGGCGCGGCGTTTGGAGGCGAGCTTGCGGCACGTGTCGGAGCAGTATTTGCGTCTGGCACTGGCGTTTCTGGGCATTTCGGCGCCGCAGCGCGCGCAGGTTCTGGTCGGCATGGCCTGCCTCCTTGGGACGGCGGGGTGCGGGTGACGATATTTTTTCGCGGGGAGAGGTATCGGCGCTGCACCCGAGGTCGCCCCCGAACCGGGTGGGGGGTATGGTCCCGTGGGGTTACCAGTCGGCCGATTCCCAGTCGGCGGCGATGACGGTGCCCGGACGGTGGCCGGCGAGCCTGCGGCGTACCTCGGCGCGCGCCCATGCGAGCGTGTGCGTGCCCTTGACCGCGTTGCACCAGCGGTGCGCCGGCCCGCTGTTCGCCTTGCATACGCGGCCGCCGTTGGCGATGGCCACGGTCTCGTCGACCACATAGCTCCATGGATCCGGCGGGCGGAGCGTGTAGTCGATGGGCCGGCCGCAGATGTAGCAGTCGGCCTTGCGCGCCCTCCAGTAGGCCTGGACCTCACGGCGCCGGTGGCCGTTGGCGTAGCGTGGATTGCCCATGGGTCGGGGCTCCTTAACGAGAAAAGCACCAGCCCTGTGGGCGCATGGGTGCGAGTCACTGTATATATTACGCGGCGGCAGGGGCCTGCGCAACCTCGACGAGCTCGGCCAGGTTGAACAGCCATACGCCCCGGCGCAGGGCCCGCGCCTTGGGCAGGCGGCCGCGGCGCAGCCAGTCAGTGACCTGCTTGCGGGTCACGCGCACGCCCGCATGGCCGGTCAGCCACAGGGCCGCCTCGGCCGGCGAGCCCTGCCATGTGCGTTCATGCAGGTCCTTCAGCCGGCTTCGCACGAGGCCCTGCAGGTCATCGAGCCGGTCATGGCAGGCAGGGCACCGGCCGGATTCCATGTGTTCGGGCACCGCGAGCCGTTGCCCGCAGGACGGGCAGTCGACCACGGTGACGCGCCCGTCGCACGGCGTGGTGGCGCGGTCGATATGGTGCAGGAGCCGTTCGAGCCCGTCGAGCAGGTCGCCGGCCTGCGGGCTTGAGGTGACCTTCGCATGGTTGGCGAGGATCCACCGCCATGCGCCCTTCCATGCCCCTGGCGGGGCGAGCATCCAGCGGATCTCGCCCAGGGCGGCCACGCGCAGCATGAGCGTACGCGCCTCGTCGTGGACGTCCATCCATTCGCAGCTGACCGGCAGGCCGGCCACGGCATGGTTCATGGCGCCCTCCCGTCCGCCGATGCGCGCCTTGCGTTCGGCCAATGCGCGCAGTTCCGGGATGAGCCGCGCCAGGTCGTTCACATCCCTGACCATTCGTCGCGCGCAGTCCCTGCACAATGTTCCGCCGGCCGGCCGCCGGCAGTATCCGCATGCTCCCATCTGAGTCCTTTCGGGCGAGTACCATTAGGAATGGTCTCCAAGGCTCCGGCTCGAAAGGGTTGGGGCCTGTCCTTTTATCCGCCATGGGACCGGTCCCGCGGCGTCGACGCGTCCCCCGGTCCGGAACACCGGCTCCGGATGTTCCGGATGCGTTCGATGGTGATGCCATTGCGCATGACCCTGAGGATCTCCATGTCGCTCATGCCCTGCATGATGTGACGTTCCACGATCCTGCGCTCCGCCCGCCGTCTCATTGCCCGCCCGCCATCCTCTCGAACGTGCGCCGCATGGCGAGCGCCCTCATGTGTTCCTCCTCCTCGCGCCTGTCGGCGTGGTCGAGGGCCTCGGCCTCGTCGATGAGGTGGTGCGCGTGTTTGGCGCATTTGACGAGCGTGTCGAGCATGATGCCGCACAGTTCGTCGACGGCGTGGTCGTCATCGCCGAGCTGTGCGGACATGAACGCGGTGAGTTCGCCGATGCGCCGTTCGATGTCACGCGAGCGCTCGCGGATCTGGTTGGCGAGTTCGAGGCGTTTGGCGCTGGTGTCGATGTCGTTGCTCATTGGTTCTCCCTGTTTGGTTTGGTGTCGCGGAGGATGCCTGTGCCGATGAGTTGTTCTCCGAGATCGATGTGCTCGATGTTGGCTCGGCGGCGGAGGATGAGCGCGTATTCGTCCATGACGTCGAGCTGGCGGCTGAGCAGTGCGATCGGACAGGCGGGCTCGAAGTCGAGCGTGCCGTCCGCGTATTTGGCCAGTAGGTCCCTGAGTCGGTCCGTACGGCGGGTGAGCTCGTGGTATTCGGCTTTCATTCCGCTTTCCTTGCTTTCTTCCTTACCCGTCTTGATCGTTCGGTCGTCTCTGAGCCGTGAGATGTAATCGACCGAATTGAGGCCGCCGGTGCAGTCAAGGCCTATGGTCCCTTCGAGGTCGTCCGCGGTGGCCTTCGGCGCGGAGCACGCGCGCGTTCGTATCCATGCGTCGATGTCCGAAAGGCGGTAGACCACGAGGTTGTACCCCAACCTCACGCATTGCGGGCCGACGCCCCTCTGACGCCACTTCGCCAACGTCCTGGGCGAGATCCCGATCATCCGCGCGGCCTCACGGGATCTGAGCATCCTATCCTCCATACCCATCTCCCCACTCGCCCGGCTCACTGTCGGTCGCGTGTCCCCCGACCGCTTCGGCGGCCACGCTGTCCAGCCCGGTCTGGATCGCGGTGGCGAGATGGTCGTACCAGTCCCCGACGTCCGGGCCCTTCGCCATCCAGCCGCAGCCGCAAACGATGCGACCATGGCCGTTGATGCACGGCTCGAGGGCGCCGTCCGAACCGAAGTCACCCAGATGATCGGCCAGCACGTCCCTCACGGCCTGCGCCCTGGACCGCGGCGGGGCCGAGAGCAGACCGTCCACGTGCTCGCCGAACGCCTGCCACGAGTCGAAGCGGCACTCGCATCCACGGCAACGGACCTCCGGCGGATCCCAGGTCATGTACCCGGTATGAGCCGCCGCCAGATTGCGTCTCCCGCTCATTTCATATCCTCGCTTTCCCCGGATGCGCGATAAACCCAACGCTCATAATCCCGATATGCCTCCAATGGCACCACTCTGGTCGGCTCGAATCCGAGTCGATCCATACAGTCGGCGCACACCTCGGTAGCCGTCTTGCTTTGGCCGTTGAAGGCCAGCAGAACCTGATAGACCGGACTCGATACCCACCCGCCGCACAGGTCGCAGGCGTGCATGTCACTCGTGGCGAGTTCGTCGCGTTGGCATTGGAACGGGTTTTGCGCATCCCGTTCCTCCCCGCCGTCGGCGAGCGCCATTTTGGTTTTTCTTTTCATTTCGTGTCATTCCTTGGTGTGGATGGTGAGGTTTCGGATGCCTTCGGCCATGCTGTTCGAACGATCGTTCGGGTCATGGCGGATGATGTTGCGGCCGAGGCCTTGGAAGCGTAGCCATGCGGTTCCGTCCATGCCGCGGCATAGTTCGAGTCGGCCGTCGATGATGACGTCCTGTTCGGTGCGGGCGATGCAGCGGCGGCCGGTCGGGATGGCCGGGTCGGCCGTCCGCCATTTGCGCAGTGGGATGATGACGCTCACTCCGTGTCCTCCTCCGGTCGGCTTGCGTCGTCGTATCCCTCGTCGTAGGCGTCGTCGAGCATGTCCCGCATCTCGGGCGAGAGGTGGAACGTGCGTATGGCGTCCATGGCGATACGCCGCCACGGCTCCCTGTCCCCATGGTCCATTTCGTTCCACGGGCGTGGATGCCGGTGCCCGTTGCGATGCCAGCGCAGGTAGATCGCCTCGGCGACCCGGTACTGCGTGTCCACCCCGATCAGGACGCTCTCCTGCCTGCCGGCCATGTCAGTACGCCTCCGGCGGCTGTGATGCCGTGGCCTCGGCTATGGTGTAGGAGGCGAGGCTGACGGCGAGTAGCAGGATGGTCAGCGCCGCATGCAGGGCGAGCAACCGTAGCGGAATCCACCATCCGCATCCATAGCCGAGGATCGGCCTGATGGCCGCATGCGGGACGAGCAGCATCGCGGCGACGGTGAACAGCGTGGCCGTGACGTCGCCCACACGGCCGGCCATACGGTTGACGGTCCCTCTCATACGACCACTCCCCTGACCTGGGCAAGCATCGCCATGTAATCGCGGATGTCACGGTCGATGCAGTCCATGACCCGATGCGTCGATGTGTGGCCACTGTCGTATGGATCCCGTCCGACCGTCTGCCAGTCAAGATCGAACGCCACATTCGAACCGGCCGGATGCAGGGTGAACCGCTGCGCCAACCCCGCCACGAATTTTCCCGCCATATTGGCCGCCGACTGCCTGTCGCACGACGGATAGGCCTCAAGTGCCTCCCTCAGCAGGCCGTTGGCCGCATGGCATTCGAACGCCGTCACCTCGCGCTCGCCGATGGTGAGCCTGCCCTTGTCGGGGCTGATGATGCGGTGGAGCGTGTCGATGGTTTCGGATGCGTCCATGCTGGTGCACTGCATGCCGATTTCGAGCAGGATGTCGGTGTCGGGGTCGAGGCCCATGGTTTCCACGTCCATCCATAGGAGCATGTCGGGTCTGCTGGTCATTGGGGTTCCTCCTTGGTTCTGATGGCGATGAGTTCGCCTGGGGTGAGTGTCCTGGCCGTGCCGTCCGGCAGCAGGAGCTGCCAGCGGCCGGTCCAGTTCCTGACGGGCGTGGATGCGGGCTCGCTTCCGGCGGGCACGATCCAGCCGTTGCGCCGCGCCTCGTCGATGTGGGCGTGGATCCAGCCGTGGCAGCCGGTCGTGCCCGACCCGCACAGTTCGATGATGTTCTCGGGACTGTGCCGGACCTGCGGATCCGCGGTGCGGCGCAGTTGCCGGTGGTGGCCGCTGCGGCCCGGCCAGAGGGCCGGGTCGTGGATGTTGCGGCCGCACCGCTGGCAGTGATGGCCCTGGCGTGCGAGCGCGGCCCTTTTCGCCGCTTCGAGTTCGGCGTCGTTCACCGGTCGTCCCCGATCCGGTCGATCGCGTCGATGACGCGTTGCGCCTGTCGGATGAAGCCGGCGCGGATCCATTCGTTCTCGGCCATGAAGTGTCGTGCGGCGGGGCCCGTGATCCGGTCGGGCAGTGCCCAGTTGCATTCCCAGAGCGCGATGGCGGCGGCGAGCACGCGCGGGTCGGACGGCTCGCTGGTGGATTGTTCGTCGTCGCTCATGATTCCTCCGTTCCGGCCGCGAGGTCCTCGCCCATGGCCTGGACGATCGGCCAGACATGGTCGGCCGCTTTCGTGCAGACCTTCCGCAGGCTCCATGCGATGCAGCGGATCGGCCGTTGCAGGTTCACGGATGCGAAGCCGTGCGGTGTTTCCGCGGTCACGCCGTGGGTGACGATCACGTGCAGGGGGCCGATGCGGCGGTATTGTGCGTCCGCCACGATTTTTGGCCTGTTCATCGCGTCGCCTCCGTCCGCAGGGGTTTCGGGGACATGATTGGCTGTCATGGTTGGGTTTCCTTTCGTTGGTTTTGGTTGCGTTGGTCGGCCGTCATTCGTCCTCCTCCGTTTCTTGGTCGGCCTGTTCGATGGCCTGGCGGAGTGTTCCGAGATGGCTGGTCTCGTCGTCGGCCGGCTCGTAGCCGAGGTCCACGAGGATCCGGTAGTAGGCGGTGATGATGCGCGCTATGTCGATGTCTCCCTGGTCGGACCAGTCGGATGGTTCGATGAACCATTCGATGCGTGCGGCGAGAACGGATACGGCCTCCAGTGGCCAGTCGGCGGTTTGCAGGCAGGCGTGGGCGGCGTGCGGGGCGTCTTCGGCGGTGATGCCGGTAATCTTCTCGTATTCCATGCGGCCGCAGTTGACGTCGTCCCACGTGGAGAGCGCCTTGGCGAAGCCGTCCGGGTCCGGGTCGACGAGTTGCAGGAGTCCGAGCCTCGCCGTGGTTTCGATGAGTCTGGCGCGTTTGATGGCGTGGAGGTTGGCGTGCAGCCATGCCATGCGTTTGGTGGCGGAGGCGGCGGCGTATTCCTCGAGCGCATGGATCCTCGCGTCGCGTTCGGCCCGTTCGAGCGCCCGTCGTTCCTCCTCGGCGGAGGCGGCGGCCCGGTCCCGACGGCGCCACAGGTAGATCTGGCAGGACGACTCGTGGACGGAGACCGCGTCGGGCCGCTGCTCCCGGAGGCGCTCCAACGTCTCTTCGGGTGTGCCGGAGGCCGCACCGACCCAGCCGTCGTAACGCCATTCGGGGTCGTTGAACGGTTTTTCCGGGTCCGGGATGAGGTTAAGGCCGGTGGTTTCGTCCCCGAGGAGCGCGGCGATCGATTCGAACCATCGGTGGTCATGCTCCTCGCGTTCGATGCTGTTGAGGATGTAGTCGAAGTTCGATGTGCCGGCGGCGTGTGCGAGGCGTTCCTGACGGTCCGGTTGGCCGCCGTATCGGCTGATGACGATCAGCTGGCCGATGGTGATCTGGTCGAAGTCGCTGCGGGTCCGGCGGATTTCGGCGGGGATGCTGGCGGCTTTGCTGCGGTCGCGCACGTAGTCGCTGCTTCGGCCGAGCCTGTGGGCGACGCTCGCGGTGGTGGCCCCGAGGTCGAGCATGCCCTGGATGGCGTCGGCTTCCTCGAGGACGGTGAGTTGTTCGCGCTGTGTGTTCTCGGTGACCATGGCTTCGAGCTGTTGGAGCGGGTCGAGGTCGAGCACGAAGCAGGGTACGGCGCCGGTGCCGGCCTGTTTGCATGCCTGGAGGCGACGGTGGCCGGCGATGACCCTGTAGCGTTTGCCGTTGGGGACGACGGACAGGGGCGAGAGCAGGCCGTTGGCCTTGATGCTGGCCGCGAGGTCGGACACGTCGCCGATGTTCTTGCGTGGATTGTCCGGGTGCGGGTCGATCAGGCTCGTGTTGATGAGCTTGATTTCGTTGCTCTGGTAGTCGCTCATTGCTTCTCCTTGCTGGTCTGTTGGTTGAGGTTTTCCGCGCATGCCTGGCATGCCTGCCACCATTCGCTGGGATGGCCGTCTCTGAGGCTGCCGGTGTGGTCGTATTCGTCTTCGTGGGGGTCCATGAGCCGGTGGACGTGTTCGCAGTCCCAGGTGTGGCGGTGTGGTCGGGTCGGTGTGGTGGGTTCGGGTGCCCAGGTCTGCCACTGGTCGCGGAGCCAGGTGTTGAGCCGTGGGATGTGGCCGGAGCGGACTTGGCCGTCGTTGACGGCCCGCTGGTATCGGCGGACGGCGGATTGGAGCCGGGCGAGCTGGGCGGGGTCCTCGGCGATCTTCGCGTACAGGCTTCGGGCTTCGAGGTCGGGTTTGCGGCCTTTCGCGCCGACGGTGCCGGGATAGGTTTCGGCGAGCCGCTCGTAGCCGGCGTCCGGCGGTTCGGTTCCGGTTTGCTTCGGTTTGCCGGCGGGAGGGGTCGGGAAGGGTATATCGGTATAGGTATCGGTTTTATGCCACGTTTTTGCTTGGCTGTTTGCTAGCAACTTGCTAGACGTTTCGCTACCGTCTTGCTCCCCGTTTGCTTGGCCGTTCGCTAGCAACTTGCTAGATGTTTGCTTGGCTTTCCGGTTGGCGGCCTTGCTTCGTCCTCCCCTGCTTCCGGCCTTGCGGCGCGCTTCGAGCTGCCCTGGCGAGAGCGTCTTGGGCTCCTTGCAGATGCCCTCGGCGTAGACGGGACGCCAGCCGCCGTCATGCTCCTCCATGAGGCCGGCGTCGATGAGCTGCTGGAGCTGCCTCATGGTGCCGCCGGCGTCCTTGAGGTCCAGTCTGTCGAAGCGGCCCGGATACGCGTTCGGATCCTTGGACTGCATCGAAACGCCCTTGGAATGGATGACGCACAGCTTGACCCACAGGCCGACCGTGGCGAGCGGCAGACGGCGGATGCGCCTGTCGTCGGCCATCTGGTCGTCGATAATGAACCACATCTCCCTTGCTCCTTTCGTGGTTCAGTCGATTTCGCCGGTGGACGGATCGACGTGTTCCATGTCGAGGCTGCGCCGCAGGTCGTCGATGAGGATCATCTGACGGCTGCCGGCCGGCTTCGCGCACATGGTCTCCATCGCCAGCCCGGCATCGACGATGCGCTGCGCGAGGTCGGCGCAGTCGTAGACCGCCTCGGTGACGGTGTGGATCCCGCCCCATTTCTCGATGTATTCCTTCTTGGTCCTGGTGTCCATGCAGGTACGGCATGCCTTGAGCACGCCGGCCGCGGCCTTGGTGATCTGCTGGGTCTTGCCGATGAGGTCGATGAGCAGGTCGGGTGTGGCCTCCTGCGGGATGAGCGCCTGTTGTTCCGTTTTCCTCATGATTCGTTTCCTTCCCTCTAGAAGTCCGGTTCGGCTGCGGGCTGGCCCCACGGGTCGTCCGTCGGTTCCTGCATGTCCTGGGTGGGTTGCTGCGGCGTGGCCTGTCGTGGCTGCTGGCTCCACCCGCCCGGCCCGGTGTTGGCCACGGGCGGTTGGCTGGCCGGATCGCCGTAGATGCCGCCCTCCTGCCGGTGGCCGGTGCGGGAGACCTGCGCCGTGGCATAACGGAGCGATGGGCCGATCTCGTCGACCTGCAGTTCGATGACGGTGCGGTTGGAGCCGTCCCGCGCCTGGTAGGAGCGCTGCTGGAGCCTGCCCTGCGCGATGACGCGCATGCCCTTGGACAGCGACCGCGCGCAATGCGTGGCAAGGTCGCGCCATGCGGAGCATCGCAGGAACAGGGCCGCTCCGTCCTCGTATTGGTTGGTCTGCCGGTTCCAGTTGCGTGGCGTGGACGCGATGGTGAAGCCCGCGACCTGCGTGCCCTGGCCGGTGGTCCTCAATTCCGGGTCGGCGGTCAGGTTGCCGATGACGGTGATGACGGTCTCTGCGGCCATGGCTATGCCTCCTTGACGTAGGTGGACGGTTCGGCACCCATTTGGCCGGGATCCTTGGCCTTCCACGCGCACCTGGCACGCAGGCAGCCGGCCTGCCTGTCGATGATGACGTCGCCGAAGCGTGCCGGCGCGACCATGGTGAGGTCCCAGCCGCGGTCGTGGTTGAGCTTGCTGACGATCTCATAGAGCTCCGCGATCAGCTCGCCGGAGCTCATGCCGATGCTGTCGGGTGTCAGAGGCCACTCGAACCACCGCTCGCCCTCCGGCCTGTATGTCTGTTTCATCAATGGACTCCTTGTTCTGTGGATGCTTGTGCCGGGGCGTGGTTTCGGACCACGTCATCCGTTCGCCCGCGTGTCCCGGACACGCGGATCCATGGCGCCCGCCGCCATCGCGGGCCCCGGCAGGGCCGGCCGGGAGGAGAAGAAGACACCCGGCCGGTGGTGTTGACGTCTTTTCCTTGACGCTCGGACGGCCCCACGGGGCGAATGACGAGTGCCTGCAATGTGAATGCGGGAGCCGTCCAGGTCATTCATTCGCCGTCCAGGTCGGCGAGCCAGCGCCTGACGCGCACGTCGGAACCCAGCCGGCATATGACGGGCAGGGCGGGCGGCAGGACCGCCACGGGTATGGCGAGCAGATGCTCGACCGGATGCGTGCAGGCCGACATGCCGAACAGCACGTAAAGGGCCAGCAGCCACGCCACGGCCAATAGCTGTATGAGGATCACGGACATGAGACGCTTCATGGCTCCTCCTTCCGGTTGGCGTGTCGTGCGAGTTCCAGCGTCTCGTCCCTCAGGGCCTCGATGTCCTTCAGGATCTCCCAGAGGACGGGTGCCAGCTCTCCCTCGTCGGGGTTGTCGCTTCGGCTCGTTTCGGACCACAGGGACATCGCCGCGTAGCTTGCGGCGTCGAGCCTGCGGTGGAGGCGTCTTGTTCTGATGCGGGTGGATAGTCTCATCGTGATGCCGCCCTACCTGTTCGGACGATCCCGCCGCCATCGAGGTGTCTCCTGTGCGGCAGGAGGTTCATCACGAACCCGCCGTCATCCATCCAGCTCATCGCATGCTCCTTGTGCAGTCGGTCTCGCCGGCCTCGAGCCATTCGGCGACCGCGTCCTGCGGGTAGAGGATCATGCGGCCGTGCTTCACGAACCGTGGTCCCTGTCCGCGGAATCTCAGTTGGGCCAGATACGCCTGTCGGGTCCTGACTTCCGCCGGGGTTTCGGCGCCGAAGAGTCGTGCCACCTGGGCGGTGGTCATCATCTGCCGTAACGCCATCACGCACCTCCATCGCGCGTAGAATCGTTCACATGGTTTGGTTCAACGTCATCGGTCTCGTCCTGTCCGCGATCGGCTGCGTCACCGGTTGCATCGCCCTGTTCCAGACGCATCGCGGCAACAAGCTGTCGAAGGATGCCAACGGAACGGCGGAGGAAGCCAACCGGATCTCCATCGACTCGAAGAGGATCGCCAAGCAGGCCAACGGCCTTGCAGGAAAGGCGAACGAGATAGCTGCAGACGCGAACTCGATCAGCCAGCGGGCGTTGGCTGTCACCGCCGACCAGACGGTCTACAAGTGGAGGGTCGGGTACGATGGAGACGCTTCGACCGTCTTCCTGGTCAATGACTGCCCCAACATGGCACGAGACGTGCAGGTGTTCATCCGCAACGAAGACCAGACCGTTGCGCAACGGCATGTCGATGAGGTTGCGCCGTTCGGCGAGATCGTATTCGAAGATGAGTTCTTCGCGCAGAAGATATTCGAAGACCAAGCTGGTGTCGACCGTCTGAACGCGCAGCCCGGCTTCACTTTCATCGGACGCGGCGGATGCAAGGTCAACGTCCATGTCGTCTATACGACCGAGCTGGGCGGCAGACGAAGCGACGAGATCGAGCAACGCCTCACCAATACCCAAAGACATTAGATCCTCTTTTGACATCACGCACCCCCTTGTCGTGTATGATGCCGGGCGGCGTTAGGAGAACCGCCCGGCCCTCTCCTAAAATCGGTGTCATCCCGCATTTGCGACGTGCGGGCCGAACAGTTAGGAGAAGAATCATGAGTAATGCGACGAGCTGGTTTCATTCCGCGCAAACGCATTTCAATAACGCCTCCAATTCGGCGACGGATTACTCGCAGCGTGAGCTTGCGAAGGGATTGAACGATCTCGCGTATGCGATGACGCTTCTGGATAAATCCGTTGACGAGACGCAGTTGTTGATTCGCCAAGTCCGTAGGTGAGCCTTGCCGCCTTGACGGCACTGGTGTAGTCGCCGCCGGTGTAGAATCCGTTCCTCAGCTGGCGGCGGCGCAATTCATAGATGCCCATCACTCACTCATCTCCCAACATCGACATGAATTCCTTCATGTCCACTTCCGCGATTGCCGGAAAGGTCACGATTGCTTTCCCGTCGCCGATGGAATCGACTCTGATCGAATTGCCCGCTAGTTCCGCCATCCACTTGCCGGAATGCGCGAAGAGGTAGGTGGCCATGCGGCTTGCCTTCCCCGTCGAAAGGTCGGTGATGTTGAAACCTATGTACTCGGACTTGTCCATCACGCACCCTTTTCCGATGCCCGGGCGATGGTCCCGTTCAGGAACTCGGCGTCGGCGTTGAGACGTTTTCGTCTTTCGATGCCCCGCTCCCAGACTTCGATGGCGCTGACCGGATCCGAGACCGTTTTCGAGCTTGTTCCGTCGCATTCGCAGTCGAGTATGAGGCCCAGATCGTTCGATTTGACGTGTGGCATGTGACCGCAGAACGGGCACGGGCGGATTGGCGACGAGAGAATCGACGTGGCCTTGGCCGCCCAGGCGTTCCACCGTTTCAGCATGAATTCCCGCGAGACGCCATCCTCTGCAGGGCCATGCCCGTTCGGGCAGGATATGCCGAAGTAATCCATCCTGTGGTTGAGCGAATAGACATGTTTCGTCACGTGGATCTCCGGGTTGCCGCCACATAACGGACAATCCGTGGCCTTTTTGGGGGTTTCGTCCGGGATGTTGATGCTCATTTCGGATTATCCTTTCGATTCAAGCGCTAGCGAGCGCCGTCTGTTGGTCTCTTTCTTCTGTCTTTGCCGCAAGGAAGATGTCAAGACCGTCCCGCCATCTCAATGCGGGAGCAATCTTGTCCAAGACCCGAATCGGCCATTCGCGCTGATTACGCATGTATCGGCTCATCACCACACGATTGATGCCAGCCGCATCTGCGATATCGGATTGGGTTATTCCAAGCCGAGCCATACGCACTTTGATTGCTCGCGTCACATATTCATTGCTTGTCACATCACCTCCAATCCCCAAATATTCGGGACACCATTCGATAATTACCGGATATTTGGTAATACGCCCTCAATATAATCCCGAATATTTGGTATAGCAAACGCGACACGCCGAACGGTATCAAGATGTAGCTTACCGAGAATTCGAATACAGTCATCGATATGGACAGCAGTACAACTCGCACTGACGCGGTGATTCGTCAGTATATCAATCAAGCAATGGAAGCTAGGAACGTCACCCAGGCAGATTTATCCAAGGCTCTTGACGGCAGATCAAAAGGATATATCAGCGACCGAGTACTCGGGAAAAGAAGTTGGGCAATCAGTGAACTTGACCGTATCTCACCCCTCTTTGGGTTGCCAGACGCTCTCTCGCTAATCGCAGCAGCTTGCGGATCTGCCTCAATTGATGGTGCCCGCGAATACGATGACCGCGCTCGCGGGTTTGTTGTTACGGATGAGGCGATCAGCCGGATCGCCGCGCACCCCGAGGAATACGACATGGCCGCCAACCAGGACAAAAACAAGGAACTGGAACGGGACACGCCAAGAGAATAGCCAAAGACCTCCTGCAAACCGAGATCGTTGGAAACACTACGAACAGACCATTTTGTTGGCGCCAACAAAATGGTCGACCACGAAAGGAACGGAAAGATGGACAGAAACGACATCGAACAACACGCGAATACGCTCGACTCCATCATGCACACCGACGACAACGAAGTGGAATTCTGGTACGCACGCGACCTGATGGAACAAATGCGATACACCGAATGGAGAAACTTCAGCAAAGTCATCGAAAAGGCACGGGTCTCATGCAGCAACGCAGGACAGCCAATCGACGCGCATTTCCGCGACACCAAACGAGACGTGGAACTCGGAAGCGGCGCCATCCGCTCCATCGACGACGTGAAACTCACACGCTACGCCTGCTACCTGACGGCCCAGAACGGCGACCCACGCAAGGAAGAGGTCGCACTGCTGCAAAGCTATTTCGCCGTACAGACACGAACCGCCGAACTACTGGAACAACGCATGGGCGAGATACTGCGCATCGCCGGACGGCACGCGCTGACCGCCGAGGAGAAACAGCTCAGCTCCCTCGCATACCAGCGCGGAGTCAACGAAAAGGACTTCGGCATGATCCGCTCACGCGGCGACCAGGCACTGTTCGGCATGAGCACCACCGACATGAAACTCAAACTCGAAGCGCCGAAAAACCAGCCACTGGCCGACAGGCTCCACCCCATCGCGGTGACCGCCAAACAACTCGCCACCCAAATGACGAACTACGGAATCCAGGAACGGGACCTGCACGGAACGCCCGCGATCACCCGCGAACACGTGGACAACAACAAGGCGGTACGCAAAAGCCTCATCGACCGCGGCATAGCACCCGAGGACCTCCCCGCGATGGAGGACATCAAAAGGGTCGAACGCAGGGCGAAACGCGACGAGAAACGCATCGAAGGCACGGGATTCAGGGACGAGGACGCGAAAACAGGTGAATGACGACACCCTATCCACATGGGCCGCGACCATGGGAGTGCGCATCGAGGAACGTAGGCTGGCCGGCGACAGATGCGGCCTCTACTACGACCCGCTACGCCTCGTCATCCTCGACGAACGACTGGCCGGCCACCAACGCCGCTGCACCCTATGCCACGAACTCATACACGCCCGGCATCATGATCCCGGATGTGGCACCCAATACGGAACCAGATGCGAGCGACGATGCCGCAGGGAGACCGCGTTGGCGTTGATCAGCCCCGTGGACTACGGTCTGGCGGAACAGACATACGAGGGTGACAAGTGGATGATGGCCACGGAACTGGGTGTGACCATTCAGGTATTGGACGATTACAGACAGGCGTTGCGCGACATGGGCGTGTGCGTGCGGTGAGGCGAGGACCGTCATCCGAGGCCGGCAACGGCGGATAGCAAATGGGATTACGATGGAACAACCGGCTCCGCCGGCAGAGAAGAAAGGAAAAATTCCGATGACAGACAGCAATCCGCAACCGCAGCCATCCATGCAGCCGCAACAGCCGGCACCGCAGTCGCCCGTCCAGCAGGCTCCGGCGGAGAGGCATATGAGCGCGCTGGGCATCACCGCATTCGTGCTCGCGGTCATCGCCCTCATACTTTCATGGATCCCGATCGTCAACAACGTGGCCTTCGCCTTCGCACTGGCCGGCCTCATCTTCGGATGCTTCGCCCTGCACGCGACCGGAAAGAAGGGAAGGAAGAAGGGCCGCGCCCTGGTCATCGCCGCGGTCGTGATCTCCCTCATCTCCGGCGGCGTGGTGCTCTACACCCAATCCATGTACGGCAAGGCGGTCGATGACGCGAGCAAGAGCCTCGACGAAGCCAGCAAGAAAGCCCAGCATGATTCCGACAATCTGGCAAAGGGCATCGTCAACGAGGGCGCCAAGTCCCTGACGATGCAGGTCACCATCAGCAACGGCAATGCCGAGGTGTCATATGGCAAGGGCGGCGGAACCAGCAACGAGACCGTCACGGGCCAATGGGAGAAGACCATCACCGGTGACGACGCCCAAAAGGATTGGACGGTCAGCGCCTACCCGTCCCTGGACATCGACAACGAGACCCCGGCCGACACGCAGGTGACCTGCACGATCACCGTTGACGGCAAGCAGGTATCGCACCAGGAGGCGACCGGCGACAGCGCCAACGTGTACTGCAGCGTCTACGACAAGCAGTGACAAAACTTCCAACCCCGCTTCGGCGGGGTTATTTTTTGTGACATGGACGGACGCATGGCGGCACGTCATGTTTCATTCGGGCGCAAAATATTCCATCAGGGCTCACCGATGCGATTTATACGACCTTATATTGCTTTATATTCGCCTAAATCCGTTATATCCTATCCCCAACCGAAAAATCGGCCACCCGCATACCGCGAGCGCCGGGGTTTGGGTTGGTCGTTATCTCTTTTTTCTGATTTCCTGGATTATCTGTGGTCCGGCCGTGACGGCTCCGATGAGCGCGCCGAAGGTGGCTGCCACCGGTTGTCCGAATGCGGCGCAGACGATCGCGCTTCCGAATCCGGCGTATGGGAGAATCGAGTACGCGGTCGTGGCGATGACCATGCAGATGTTCTGCGCCTTATGGTCGTCGGCCGCGACTTCGTTCGCTTTTCTTTGTGCTTCGATTTCCGCGTCGAGCGATTTCTCGGCCATGGTGATGATCCTGTTCGCGGCTCCTGGTTGGATTCGTTCGTAGCCGGCGAATTCGTCGACGGTCGGAAGTGGCGCGGAACGCCATTGGAAGGCTACCTGTTGGACGCCTTCTCCCGTTCCATTGACTTGTGGAGCGTCCGGCCGACCCTGTTCCATGCCGCTGTCTGGAGTTCCGCGGCCGATTTCACTTGGATCGGTGACCTGTACTCCACGCGTCTCGTCACCGCTATCCTCGTTCCGGCCGCCACTCCGCGCCGCATCGATTCCATCATCGTCTTCATGCTCATCGTCCACGGCACCTCCCTTTTGCCTTCAATCTACCGGTGGGTAATGTCACTGTCAACGTTTTTTGGCGAGTTGTCAGTAATGTCAGTAATGTTAATCAATGTCAGTCATAAGCGCATGCGCATCATGCTGCACTTCACCGCCGGGCGAAAGAACCATGGGCGGCATGCGCGGGCCGGTCATCCGATGTCGTTTTCCGGTTCCGGACATTTGAAAGAGGCTCCACGCGCGGCGGCATGGAGCCGTGAGGTGGTGCGTGATGGCCGTAGTCGATTCGTACATGCTGCAGGCCGGCAGGCGATGGAGGGTGACCTACCGCAAGCCGGACGGGTCGCAGACATGCAAGCGAGGCTTCCTGCGCAAACGCGACGCGCAGGAATGGGCCGCGGAGCATGTGACGATGGCGGTCGCGCGGGGCGGCTTCATCGACCCGCAGGCCGGCAGGGTCACGGTCGGCGGCCTGTGGCCGGCATGGATCGCGAAAAAACGCGTGTCATCGAAGGCGAGCTACGTGGAATCCCTGGAACGCGCATGGCGCGTGCACGTGAAGCCCAAATGGGGCGCCCGGCGGCTGTCATCGATCCACCGCAACGAGGTGCAGGAATGGGTCGCCGGCCAGGCGCAGGGCAAAAGCGCGACCGTGGTGCTGCGCAACCTCGGCATACTGCGGGGCATCTGCGCCGACGCATGCGCCGACCGTCTCATCGCGTCCAATCCATGCGCCGGGATCGAGACCCCGCGCAAGAAACGCAAGGACCATACGTACCTCACCGTCGAACAATTGTTCCGTCTCGCCGACGAATCCGGCGGGCGCCGCACGATGGTGCTCGTGCTCGGCCTGTGCGGGCTGAGATGGGGCGAGATGGCCGGACTGCACGTCGCCGACGTGGACTTCGCCCGGCATCGGTTGTCCGTCAGGAGGAGCGCCACCACCGTCGGCCATGAGGTCGTCGTGGACCTGCCGAAGTCGGGCAGGACGCGTCAGGTCGTGTTTCCCGGCGTGCTGGACGGGCCGTTGCGCGACCAGTGCGATGGAAGGGATGGCGGCGAGCCGTTGTTTCCCGCGCCGGATGGAGGGTATCTTGTCCGTACGGCGCAGCCGAACGACAGGACGAAGTGGTTCTGGTGGGCGAAGAGACGTGCCGGCGTGCCGGCCGGCCTGACCTATCACGACCTGCGTCACACCGCCGCGAGCCTCATGGTCAGGTCCGGCGCGAACGTCAAGGCGATCCAGAACCAGCTCGGGCATGCGTCGGCGGCGATGACCCTGGATGTCTACGCGGACCTTTTCGACGATGACCTCGACGGGGTGGGAGCGGCGATGGATTCGCTGCTGCTCCGCGGGAATGTTGTCAAAATGTTGTCAGAAGGGACCGTTGGCGCCGCATGA